AGTATGGACCAGGTAATATGTCAGAAAACCTAAGTAAATTAATAAAAGACGCCGCTCCAACAGCTGAGTATCAAGCAATCTGTAACGATTGCGTGGCAGAGGTGTTCTAATGCTACAAGTAGTTATAATTATGATCGTATTAATAGTAGTAGTAGATATCTACAGGAGGATAAAGAAATAATGTCACAAACTAAAGAAGGAGCGAAGAAAGTAGCAGCAGCCAACTTAGCGAGAGACCCAGACTTCTACAAGAGGATAGGATCAATCGGTGGAAAGAATGGCAACACAGGTGGATTCGCATCTGAGAAGATAAGTGACGACGGTCTAACAGGAAAACAACGTGCATCTATCGCCGGTTCAAAAGGCGGTAGAATCAGTCGCAGACGAAAAATAGTGTTATAATAGAGTGAACAAAAACGCCAAAAACAAACTCTTATTAGATAACCAGGAGTCAACATTAGTAAACTTACACAGTTACAACTAAACTTTGAATACGATTTAACACTAAGAGACATAAAGACGAGAATCCGTAGAAGGACTGTCAAATGAGAAAAGATGAGGACTATATAACGCCAATAGCAATAGCTATCGTTGTATCGGTCCTCTTTTTCATATCAGTAATATTCACAATAGCAATGTTCCTTAGATAGACATAACAACGAGTTTATGCTATGATAGATGTATATTATAGAGGGATTTATGAAACATACACAGGAAATCACAGATCTTATATCACCGGACGGCATAAAGAAACTTAAAAAGGGTCAGACCCTCACTTTTGATTTTGAAGGAAGTAAAACAACCTACAAGATAACCTGCATAAAGAATGAACGTATATGGGTCAAAGAAACTAAACTATTTAGACCAGAAGAAATAACTATAAAAGACATAAAGGCTAATAGATGACAAAAGTAAGCCAAACTCTACCAGACCCAAGACAATTAGAGTTTCTTAGACTATATATGACACCAGGAACTGATTACTTTAATAACGCATTACAAAGTGCACTTAAAGCCGGATACACACAAGAATACTCTGAAAACATACTACAATTTGACCTTAAATGGCTTAATGCAGGTATATCGGAACTTATAGGAAAACCTACAGACAAAAAGAACCTAGTAAATAAAGCCAAAAAAGTGCTAGACAGAAGCCTAGATAGTGATGATGAAAAGATAGCACAAGACACAGCTAAGTTTGTAGCTAAAAGCACAGTAGAGTTTAGTGAGAAACAAGAACACGAAGTAAAAGGATTAGAAGGATTAGTGATCATACGAAACAAGGAGTAGTGGGTGATATTACTAGGTAATTGCTTAGACAGACTTAAAGACCTACCAGACAACTCGGTAGACAGTGTAGTAACAGACCTAGACATAGGTAAGGCAGGCGAACACCTAGTATGTGCTGATTTGATAATACAGGGATACATACCTATTATTGAAGCAAGACTAGCAGGTGTAGAGGAAAGACAGATGACCTTAGTATGAGTGAAATACACTTATCTAAATGGCAAACAAACGTATGGGATGACAATACTCGTTATAAAGTTATTAACTGTGGTAGACGTGCAGGTAAATCATTCCTAGTAGCACCTAAGATGTTACAGTTCGCAGTAGATAACCCTAAGTCTATCATTTGGTATGTAGCACCCAACTACAAGCAAGCAGAATCTATTATGTGGGCTATGTTAAGAGAAGTAGTTCCACAACACGCTATAGCTAAGAAGAACGAAACAAAGTTAATCATACAGCTAACTAATGGATCACAGATTATGCTCAAAGGTGCAGAAGACCCAGATACCCTACGTGGTGTAAGAATAGACCTATGTATATTTGATGAGTGTGCTTTCATAAGCAAATGGGATGACGTTTGGAAAGTAATACGACCTACTCTAGTAGATAGTAAGGCAGATGTTTGGTTTATATCAACACCTAACGGATTCAATCACTTTAAGGATATGACTGATAGAGTAGACAAAGACTGGTCCTACCATCACTACACAAGTTATGACAACCCCTACATAGACAACGATGAGTTAGATGCAGCCAGACTTGAGATGGATGAGGATTCGTTCCAACAAGAGTTTATGGGTGAGTTTAGAAAGATGTCAGGACTAATCTATAAACACTTTAATCGTGATATTCATATGGTAGATGTCCCACAGAACCTAGAACAGTTCACTCACTTTAGAAGTTTAGACTTTGGGTTCGGACATAACGCAGCATTAGGTTACTTCGCAGTTAACTTAGATGGCACTGCTATATATATGTATGATGGTATGTATCGTAATGAACTAGACACCGAACAGTTAGCAGATGTAGTTAAGGTTAAAGACTCTGGTAAACATATTACTAACTCTTGGGCAGATTCAGCACAACCACAACTAATTAAGGATCTACAACTAAAAGGTGTTAACTTCAACCCAGTTGAGAAAGGTCCTGATAGTGTAGTCAAAGGTATAGCCAACGTATCAGCACTATTAAAGGTCAGAGCAGATACAGGTAAACCTACTCTAATGTTTGATAAAAACTTAACTTGGGTAGCTGATGAGTTTGAGAAGTATCGCTGGGTACAGAACAAGAACGAGATGTCAGCCCAAAAGGAAGTCCCACTCAAGCGTGAAGATGATGCTATGGATATGATTCGTTACTTTGCTATGAGTTATATGAAACCACGCAAAGAGATAAAGATACCACAATATAAGCCAGTAAACTTTATGGTCTAGGGGGGAATATGGATCTACAATATGGTAAGAAAAACACTTGCGAAACATATCACGACAATAAGTTAGTCCATACAACAGTTGAATACTCCATACCACAACTCATAAGAGACAAAGCAGAGGCATTGAATGAAATGATGAAAGCGTTAGATATGCTAACAACCAATAGGATGGATTCAATCACAATTATTGTAGAAACTGACTTCAAAACTAAGAAACTACGCCTATTAACAAAGAAATATCGACTAGACAACGAGCGCATAAAGTGATATTATCTAATATATACTGATATGCCCTATCACGGATTATCCTAAAAAGGAACATCAATGAGCATATATATCGAAAAAGACGAACTTATCACCACCTATAATGAAGCAGAAAGAGTCTCAAAAGACTGGTTCAAGCCATTTGACGAATACGAACGCATTGCAGGAAACAAACTATCTAAGACACTAGGTAAGAATATGCCTAGAGTAAACGACGGCTCACTAGCCGCTTCTTTACTTGAAACCCCTATGAACGTACTCCCTAATATGCAACAGGGTAAGTTCACATCTACATCACGCAAAGAGTCGTGGATAAATGAACTTGCTAACATTATTTGGAAGACTAAGATAGTGCCTAATGCCAACACTCAGGCTTCTTTTTTTGATAAAGAACAGATCGCACTGTATCGTGCCTTAAAGTATGGTGCACAACCACGCTATAACTTCTTCGTATCAACACCTGAATACACAGGTTCAGACTGGTCACTACCATATATTAGGAATGTAAAGTTAGAGCCAGGCAAGTTTAGCATAGATGACTGTGATTATGTGTTCCTAGACATATACTTTACTAAACTGCAACTAAATAACATTATAGAACAGCAAAAAGGTGAATCTAAGTCAGCTAAGAAAGAAAAACGTGACCCAGATACATCTTGGAACATTAAAGCACTACAACAACTAGCAGATATGTCATTGACTCAGAAACAAATGGACGATCAGAACATAAATGAGCGAGAAAGAAAGATATATGCATCCGGTATTAAAACTACTTGTATATTCCATAGAGGTATAGATGCACCATTCTATATGTTCTCTAAACATTTGGCACAGAGTGACATACTAAGAGAGTGGAAGAACCCAGATCCAACAGGCGACTTGCCTATTACTATGCAATACTGTTACGAGACACTAGAGAGTCCTTACGGTATAGGTAGGGTAGAGTTAGCTGGTCCAACACAGAACGTATTAGATTATATGACACAAGCCCACGTCCTAGCTACGCAATTAGGATTACAACCACCAAAACGAGTTGCTGGTCCTATTGATACAGCCAATCTAAACTCAATGGTTAATGCACCGGATGCTATGTGGATTACAGGTCAAGCACAGGTAGATATAGTCCAAAACACTAACTCTGTTTATACTCAGTTCCCTAACAACTTCGGTCTATACAAGAGCCAACTACAAACCCTACAAGGTAGGACAGATGGTTCAGTATCAGCTACAAGTGGCAATCCTAACTTCTCAAAGACAAGTGCAGGTGTTCAACAACAAGAAGCACGTACTAACTCACAAGATAACTACCTACTTAATAAAGCAGATACAGCCAGTGCAAAGATGGCACAAAAGATGATGAACGTACACATGGCACAGATGCAAGGTGCTGACATACTAGATATAGCTGAAGACGATGAAGAAAGACTATACAAGTCTGGTTACTTTGATGACAACCCTGAGACAGATGAACCAGATATGAGTGAGTTACCTATCTTATATGATGAACTACACGAAACATTTAGGTTTGAATATGATGCACGACCAGAGTCAGACCAAGACGAGAAGAACCGATGGTTAGAACTAATCGACATCGTATCAAGTAACCCAACGATTATACCTGCAATACAGGCGAGTGGATTCGACTTCAACCTAGGTGAAGCATTTAAGAAAGTAATCAGTGCTTCAGGAACAGACGGATGGGATAAAGTCCTTATTAAGACAGACCCAGAAGAACAGAATGCAACAGAACAGTTTGATGAAATGGGTCAACCGATACCAGGAACAGGACAACCACAAGGTGAAGACCCTATGATGGAGATGGATATGCAAGCCAAACAACAGAAAATGGCTCAATCAGACGAAATGCACCAAGCAAAGATGGCTAAGATGCAACAACCAATGACTGCACCACAGGGCGTACAAGGGCAAGGAGATGACCCAGACGAGTTACAAGCCACGATAGAAATGTATGGCGTAGATGAAAACACAGCAATGGCTATATTAGAAGCAAGACGACAAGGATTTGATGAAACTGAAATAGCAGACTTCTTACAAGGAGGTAAGTAATGACAACTAACGATAGTGCCCTATACACAGGTTTAGACGGTGAAGTTGATGGTGGAGTATTTGGTAACGAGAAGATAGATGAACACACTGACGAACTGCTAAAAGAACAAAAGAAACTGATGCAAGAACTAACCCCACAATTAGAGGGTATTATTACTATGCTTGAGAACGAACGTGCTGACGTTATAGAGGGAATAGCTGACTTCATAGATAACTCACTAAGTGGTAAAGATGTGGATAATAGTGAGATTAGAGCAGCAGCCAGATACCGTAAATACATAGATAACCTAAAGACTAAGTTCGCCTTACAGTTAAGGGAAACAAAGAAATGACATCTGATGATGTAAAAGAAAGTGTATTACCGGATGAACACACATTCGATATTGATGCTATGCCAACGACAGACAAGTTAGTTAGTTTACACCAAGAGGGCAATTACATAGTCGGAACAACAGAACTTGGTACTAATTTCAGACAGCATATCCCAGTTGGTAAGGTGTTGAATAAAAACAGTAAAGGAGAATGGATACTAGAGAATCTTAGAATCTAGGGTCAGCCTCGGTGTCTCACGCAACCTGTTAGGCAGAGACACCAAGATTGCCCCCAGCAATAGAATCATCCACTTAAGGATAGAGGACCGCAACCTAATAACAGCAGATAAGGGAGAAAACTATGGATGATGAACAATCACCAGCCGAAGTTGTAGAGACTACAGCAGAGGAAACACCAGTAACAGATCCACTATTATCAACCCTAAGTGACACAGAAGACGCATCAGATGATGAAGTCGTAGAAACGCCAAAGGAAGAAGTAGCTGAAGCTGAGACCGAACCAGAGGTAGAGCAACCAACAGAGGAACAGGAGGAAGTCGAAACCCCTGACCCTAAAGAGGAAGCCCGTAGACGGTATGAGGAAAGGCAAGCCTACAGAGAAGCACAGAGGACAAAAATAGCTGAGCAGACGCAGGAATATACTGCTGAAGCAACAGACGAATACGACCAACGACTTCGAGCAATGGAAGTTCAACGATACCAGGAACTAATCGAAAATACCCAAGATAAGTTAGTGAATGAGTTTGAACGAGCCAAAAGCAACCCTGACCTACAAATCTTTAACCCAGACTCAGACGAGTTCAATCAAAGGGCGTATGATAAAGCATTGAAAGATTTTAACTCAGGCTATATCACCTACGATTCTAACGATAATATGGTCGGGCTTAAAGGTTCACTATATGAACATTTAACCGAGACAGCAGAATTACTCAAAGGTGCAGTCAAATCAGGTCAAGTTCAGCAGGTGCGTGCCACACAACGAATGAAATCAAAATCAGACGTTAAACCGGCAGCAACTCCGAAAGAGATCAAGGGAGACCCACTTATGGATATCCTACTGTCTGACTAAAAAAGGAAATTAATAACATGGCTCAAAACTATGCAGCAGCACATCTGAAGGCTATTGATGAAAGAGTATATCTTGAATCAAAGACAACTGGACGATTCGCTAACGACATCCGACTAGATTTTAACGGTAAGAACTCAGTTACTATCTACAACGTAAACACAGTATCAGAGAACGACTACACACGATCAGGAACTAACCGATTTGGTGCATTAGTTGAACTAGGAACAGGTACACAGACAATGACCCTATCACAAGATAAGGCATTCACATTTACGATTGACCGTGGTAACTACGAAGATAGCCAAATGGTTACTGAAGTAGCTAAAGCAATCAAAAGACAAGTACGAGAAGTATCAGTACCAGCAGTTGATACCTATAACCTAGGTGTTATTGCTGCTTACTCAATCGCTCAAACACAGGGCGTAACAGGTGGAACAGCAGTCGCTTACAATACTATTTACTCTTTGATACTTGCACAGCAAGCCGCTTTGAGTGAAGCAAAGTACGCAGAAGATGGTCGTACACTATGGATCAACCCAACTAACTACAACCTATTAAAACGAGACCCAGAGTTCATGAAAGCCTGTGATATTACAGTTGCTGACTTGAAAAAAGGTATCGTAGGTGAAGTTGATGGTCTAACCATCGTTAAGATGCCAAGCACAATGCTAACTACTAAACTAGAGTTCATGATTACGTGTAAAGGCGTAGCAGTAGCAATCAACAAGTTTGATAGCGTACGAACACTAGACAACGTACAAGGTATTGATGGTTGGGTAGCAGAAGGTCGTCGTTACCATGATTGCTTCATCTTGCAGCAAAATGGTACAGGTATCCGACACTATACTAAAGCCTAATAACTAAGGAGAACAAAATGGCAGAACTAAACGGTAACGGAAAACAACTAAATAAACCAGGACTATACAGGCATAAAGAAACTGGAATAGAAGTAGAACTTGATGCAAATCCAGGTCTAGGTACTCCACTGATTGACGCTTTTATACAAGCAGGTTACGTATTTGTAGACGAGCCAAAGGTTGTGCCTACTCCTGTTAAAAAATAACAACTAACTAAGTCGCCTCGGTGATCCCGAGGGATTAGAAAAGAGAATAAGAACATGGCAAACCCAACAGCAACTTTCAAACTAAGTGATGGCAGACTAGCTATCAACGTTACAGAAGACAAAACTCTAGTAGCAGCAGATAGTGGTATCGTTCAAAACGTTATCGCTGATGCAGTAACAGTAACACTACCAGCAACAGTTTTAGGACATTTCTATACTGTACGTAACGGTGGCGTTCCTAAGAGTGGTGGTCCATCAGGAACAGGTGACGATGGTTCAGCATTAGTAAAGACTCTGCCAACAGGCACAGACGGATTCACAGGTGCTGGTATTACAGCAGCTGCATCTAAAGGTCTTAACAACACTAAGGCTACAGCTAAAGTCGGTGATGAGTTCTCAGTAATCGGTACAGGTGTAAACTCTGCCGTTGGTTTCGTAGTCACTAACATTAAAGGTACTTGGGTTCGAACAACCTAGTAGCTAACTAGGGCAAGCCTACCGATAACGATGTCGCCTAAACAGCCAGAACATCACGGTAGGTACGCCCACCACATTAAAATAACAATCTAAGGAACAACTATTTTGAAAGCCAGAAGTAGAGAATGCGTAGCAAAAAGATTGTGGAATCGTGTCACTAAAACCGATGGTTGTTGGATATGGAATGGTCCAACTAGTAATGGTTATGGAACAGTTTGTCTAGATAGCAAAAACGTTATGATTCATAGATTTGTATATGAACTATTAATAGGTGAAATACCCAAGGGTATGCAATTAGATCATTTATGCAGAGTTCGAAACTGTGTAAACCCTAATCACCTAGAAGTTGTGACTATAAAAGAGAATGTGCTACGGGGTGAGGGATTTTCAGCTAAAAATCTTAGGAAAACACATTGTAACAATGGTCACGAGTTTACTGTCGATAACACATACATAAGACCAGACCCAGACAACAGTAGAGAGTGCAGGGTATGCTCTCGTAGACATTGGCAGAAGAGTAACGAAAAACGAAGACTAGATAAACTTAAATTAAGAGGAGAAATACAATGGCAACATTTACAATAGGAGAATTAAGCGAGATAAAGGCTGGTATCAGACCAGCTGGCTGTATCAAGACGATGACATTCAGTAACACCGCAGGATCAGGCGCACTTAACGACACAATTAAACTGTTCAAGGTCGAAGCCTCGATCCTTTGTTCGTTACGAGGTTATTGCGAAACATCATTGACCGGTGCAAGTGCAACTTTAGTACATGGCGTAGCTGGAACAACTAATATGCTGATTCCTATACTTACTTGTACTACTATTACAGCTGAAAAAGGCATTGATAAGAGCGCAGCAGTAGTAGCACGTGGTACAGCGCTGGATAAGACTCCAGTATGGTCCGTACGTAACACTGACATTATCGCTACTAATGCAACGGCAGCGATAACAGCTGGTAAAATAGATTATATACTGGATTATATATGTATTGACCCAGATGCAAAGGTTACGGCTTACTAAGATGGACAACAAACGCTCAGACCTAAGAAAGCACTTTATAGATAAAGCAAACCAAGCGGAAACTGCTAAGTCATTTGCTGACTTATCTGAGCGTATTGCATCATCCGAAGAAACTACGGCTAACGCATTCCAGGCGTTGTTAAACTTAATAGACGGTAAAATTACAAAGACAGAAGTAATCAACCAACTTACAAGTATTTCAACGCCTGACGTTGCTAAGGTCGTACAAGCGATAGTTAGTGCAGATAAGGATAAATTAACTGCTAAAGACCTAAAAGGGCTAGAAACGTCATTTAACAAGGCTGTACGAGAATTATCCTTAATACCTAAGTCACACGCCAAGTTTGAGCAAAGAGAGACAGTTAAGGTCACTAATCTATCTGAATTGAAGCAAGATAACTCAGATATTATAAAAGCAATCGAAAAACTGGACATTAAACCAGTAGTTGATATTAAAGCACCAATAGTTAACGTAGAAAAGACCGATATTAAGCCATTAATTGACTTAACTCGTGATGTTTTGAAAGCAACTACAGCTAATAAACCTATAAAAGCTGAAAAGTTCCCTGAAATACCTGTAACTGACCTATCAAAGGTAGAAAAGAAGTTAGATGAGTCCAATAAACACCTAAAAACCATCTCTGAGAAGAAGTTTGGTGGCTCAGGTGGCGGTGGCAATGGATCACCTTATATAGATTCAACCGGCAAGATTGTCAATGTCGAACTCGTAAACGGTAAGATACCTGTAGATGTAGATATGGCAACCGAAGGGATAGCTACCGAAGCAACCCTTGCTAAAACAGTAAAGACAATGTTTACTGGCAACGTCTCAATCACCAAAACCGTTGCCTCACCTCTCACGACCTTTGTAAAAACAGGCACAACTAACACTGCTTTTAATACACAGACGATAGTCATTAACTCCACTACGGGTGGAATAACAAAAGTCTGGTCAACAGTATGAGCGTAATAGTATCAAATGGGAATACTAGTCTATCAACTGCATCAGGGTTTCTGAATGTAGATGTTCATAATCTAAGTTCTGCATCATCAACAAACCTTTCTTGTTCCACAACAAGGTCATCTCAGCTTCTAACACCATTCACACCGAGTGCTTGTAATTTAGTCGGTGGTGGATTGTCTATTTACAACATAACTGCCATAAGAACAAGTTCACTTTCGGTTGAGTTACAGGAATATAAAACAGCCACAGCTTCAGCGGCATCCCCCACAATTATTACCTCAACTACTCACGGATTTACCGACTTAGACCCAATAAGGTTCTCCTGCACAGGGACAATACCTACTGGTATATCAAACTCAACTCTTTATTATGTCAGATACATCAATGCCAACACATTCAATATCTCAACAACTCCAGCTGGTGCGTTAATAAACGTCTCTAACGCTGGAACACCAACCTTGACTGTTTATAAAATATGCTCAACCGTCACTATAACTCCTGCACAAATCACCGCCGCTGTTGCTGATATGAAGGGAAACTGGTGGGTCCCATACACATTCCCGACTCCATACGCAGTTACCGCTACTGCTACTAAATATAGGCTATCAGTGATGGCACTTGTATCCTCACAGTGGTATCTAAATACCTCAGACGGGACAAATTCCGCATACTTCCTATACTCAGATGTCGCTAAAACATTTGCTGATAATGATACAGTTATTTGTAAAGATGTCGTGACGATAGATAAAAGTGCCACATTTGGTTCTGTATTAGGGACTGGTGATGCGGTTAACGGAACGGCTTGTCTAATAATGCGAAGTTTAACTCCAGACCCAGACCATATTGCCAATCTTGTTTGGTCTAAC